CATGACTAGTAACCTTTTACTTCTGCTTTTTTATTTGTAGGGTTATTATCATTCTTAAAAATAGATGCGTCTACTTTTTCTTTTTTTCCTGGTCTATCATTAGAATCATTTCCTAAATCACCTTGAGTGATTTTTTTATTAGGATCTATTTCTAGTTTCTCATTAGGTCTTTTAGCAACATCAGATCCAAATTCACCTTGGCTGATTTTTCCTAAAATCTCCTTACCTTTTGGGTATCCATATCCTTCTGGCATTTTTATTTCTCCTTGTTATTTATTAATAATCTTTTTGATCAGCTAATTTAAACAATGAATCTTGTACATGCTCTTTACCTGATTTAGTTAAATACTCACCACTCTTTTCTAAATCTAAATAGTTTTTAGACTTACCTTTACCTGGTGCATGTTTATCAAAATCAATATTAGTTGGTGCCTGATTAGGCTGTTTGCCATCAGCAGCTGAACCAAGATCTCCTTGTTTAACTTTAGCTTTTGGGTCGAATTTATTTTCCATTATTCATCTCCTTCATCAATATCAGACTCTTGAGTTAAATCTTCAAGTTCCATTAAAAAGTCTTCTTCCTTTTCATGCAACTCTCTGATATCCTCAATGATATCTTCAACTGTTCTTGTTTTCTTTTTTCTTGCCATTATAGTCTCCTATAGTTTTATTTTCTTAATTGATAGTACATTCTTCGTAGGAATAGTTGTGTATCCACCACCTTGTTTTATTTTACCATTGTCTTCAAAAATAAAATCAGCCATAACAACAGTTGTTTTATTATTGTGTACTATCCATCCTACACTACAACATACTGCTGTTTTAGATTTTTTAATATCATGGATATCAGCCCAAGATACATCTCCAACAATATCTTCCCAATAAACCATTGCTAAGTCATAAGGAAAATTCTTTCTATCTATAATAGGTAACTTATTCTTTCTCATTCAGTCCCTTGTGTAGTATTAATTAATAACCAAATATTCTATCTGAGGGAGTAAATTGTGGTCGAGGAGTTTTATTAAATCTATTAGCATAACTAGTATGCATTGGCCTACTCATACAACCATATCTTAAAGCATCATAAGCATGATCTTCTGCATGTGTATTAACATCTTCAGGATTATGATCGTCTAAAGGTAAAAGGGGAAATGTTCTAATTAAATTTCTACAAGTAGAAAATATTCTTAATCCTGGTTCCTTTTTTTTATCATCACTAATTTTTAATCTTTTATGAATCTCTAATTTCCCACTAATTCTACTTTTAGGTGTTCTATCAGAAGGTCTCCAGCGGCATCCTGTTTGAATCATCGTTTCTGCGATACTTGGACCCACATCACCCCGTTTTGCCCATGTACTAGCGTCTAAGACCCCGTAGCGTATGTATTCATCCTTCTCTAGCATTAAGACTTTTCGTGCAAATACATCTGCCGTAATCTTTTGGGTATATAATTCTCTATAAATCCATAAGTTATTATCATAATCAATAGCAAACCAAAGAACACAAGCAGGAGAAGAGTAGCCCCAGTCTGCAGCACGAAAACGCTGCCAACCTTTAGGCACTTCAAAGGGATCAACAATATGTAGTGCTTTATTAAATTCAGGAAATGCTGAGTCTTCAAATGCATCCCAATCTCCATCTAAAAATTGTTTACGTTGTATTTCTGGTAAAGATGCAAGCATAGCATAGTAGTCATCTGTTTGCATCAAGTGGGGATTATCTTGTAACTTTGCAGGTATAAATCTACGAGTTATAACTTTCCTACCCACAGGTGTATTTATATTAATATCAAATGTAGTATTAGGTATAGCTGGATCAACAAACATCTCTCGTACCCATAATGAACCTATGTTACCTGGATTACCTGTTGCTCTTAAATACACAGGTATTTCTGGGTCTACAGATCGAAGTGATGATCTTAAAAAATTATATATATCTGGCGAAGGATATTGTGGAAGTTCGTCTATTCCTATCCATGTGTAAGATTGCCCTTGGTAACGTAAAGCATCTGTCATGTTCTCTGCGTATCCGAATTCTATCTTTGCTCCTGACGGGAATCTCCACTCTTTTTCTTGTTCTCTCCATTTTGCTCCTGGAAATGCCTTCGAGTATAGTCTTTGAGAATGATTAATCAAATCTCTTAACTCTGGCATTGTCCGTCTAATAAGAAGTGCTCTATGTGATTCTTTGTGGCAGTATCTTAAAGGATCTACCAACATAGCATAGGATTTGCCACCTCCTCTCGCTCCTCCGTAAAAAACTTCCCTCTCTGAGGAAGCTAGAAACTCTGTCTGTGGTCCTGTATTAGGTTTAAAGATAACATCTTGTTTATGTAAATGTTCTTTAACACTTGAAGAAGCTGTGTCTATTTCACGTTGCTCTATTAGTTGAGTTTCTTTTCCGTTTAATGCAGAATTTATATTTTTATATTTATCTTTTAAATATTCTGCAGAGTGTTTTGCTGATCTTAAAGTCTGTTCTGCTGCTGCTACCTTTTTTCTAGATCTTACTAATATATTTTTAACTGATCTTCTCGCCTTCGTCTTGACTGTCTTTACTTTCTTCGGCTTTGGTGGTAATATTTCTATTGATTCTTTGTCTAAGTCCGACATGCGATATATATCTTCCTGTTTTTCTATGTAGCCATTGTGATACTTCACGATAAGAACATGTTTCTAAATATTTCTTAGCTTGATCTAAAGCTTCTAATTCTTCAGATACAGGTTCTAAAATACTTTCTGTTTCAGTCTGCTTATATCCAAAGGGTATTACTTTAGATATTTTTTTTATCGTCATTTATAGGTTCTGCCTTTTTAATTATATCTTTTGAAGGTAAAATAAATAATCCATGCATTGCCTTTAAATTTACATCTATTTTTTCTTTTTTTGCAATTCCAATTCTATCTAAAATCTGTTTTGCAGCTTCTAGTCTGATACTGGCATGAGGAGTTGTTCCGTCCTCATCCATCATATCAACCATTTTAGTTGCAGCTTTGGCTGAATGGGTTGCTAAATAGGTTTCTGCCCGTGAAATAATTTCACTTTTTAAATTTCTAAGAACTTTTGGGTATGAATTTTCGGAATATCCTGCCAACTCTCCCGCTTTTCTTGGGTCTCCCTTCGCTTCCCCGAACAATACGTCTAGAAACTTCTCCTGTGTATTCGTTAAACTTTTTTTTGGAGCCTTGATTATAGTAGAATCCATGTTTTGCATTTATAATTTCCATTATTTCCTTAAAAGGAATTTTACTCAACGGCTGATGGTAGTATGACATTTGTAGAATCCTTAGTTATAGTAGGATTATAAGAATATTTATAATCCTTAACGAACTCAGACATTAATTGTTCAGTAGTCATTTCAGGGGGTCCTTCAATTTCTAGTCCTAAATCTTTAAACCCTTCATGAAGAATAGAACCAGCAAATAGCATACCTCCAACACCAACGCTCTTCTCTAGAATTTTAGTACCAGATACAGCACCAGGGTATGCCCCTTCATATGCCTTTCCACCAACTCTTAACCATGACGGAATAGTCCCTTGCCACCATGCAGGTTTAGGAGCTGTGCCAACACCTCTTAAACCTTCAGATATTACAGGTCCTGTCTCAGTTCCTGCAGCGGCTTTTTTTATTTTTTCAGTAGCCCTTTGTAATTTTATAATTTTTGATCTGTCTACTTTAGGAATCTTTTTTAATGTTTCTCTACCAGGTATACCCATACCAGCTGATACTCTAGCCTTTACAATCTCTGCTGTAGTAGGTCCAGTAGCAATTGGTTTAGGTAATTGTTTAGGTGCCTTGACTAATTTCTCAGTAGCCTTTGCTACTGCAGCAATAGTTCTATCACCTGCTACAAAATTTCTACTTGCAAATACTCTATTAAATGTTCCACCTAATCCTGTTTCAATATCTTTTGCAAGTTTAGTTCCCAAGGAATAACTTGTTTTACTTTGCATTAATCTTGAAGCATCACGATATGCTTCTTGCATTAAAGTATTACGTTCTCCAGATGATAAAAGTTTTAACTCTTTAGATGTTAGGGATTTTAAAACAGGATTATTTTTTGATACCGTTGCAAATTTTCCAACATCATCAATATATTTTCCTTTTAAAACTTTTTTAGCTAACTCCGAAGTTATTCTTACTTTAGCTTGAGGGTCAGTAATTACATAACGAAGAGCTAGTACACCACCTTTTTTAGCTGCTGATCGCAGTAAAACAGGTATAACTCTTAAACCTATCTGTGTTAATATAAATCCTGCAGTTAATAATGCCATAATTTCCTTTTTAATTTATTAATAAGGGAATCCTAGGAACTCCCTAATAATTAATGCAGTTTAGTGATGACCTCTTTTGCATGCGTGCATGCGAATGTGTACGTGTGTCCTTTTAAAGTGCATTGATTCTATTATACACACGATTTAGCATTTTGTCAAGCTTTATTTCAAGTATTTTAATGGGTGCGACAATTTGGCATAATAATATGCTTGACAAAATCGTAAAACAGGTGTATAATATAACTATAGGTTATACGGGGGGTTTTATACCTATAATATAGCTAGATATAGAATACACTAGGGACCCCCCAGGGATATAGTCGGGAGATTTTAGGGAATTTATTTAGAATGTATACCCTAGAATATAGCCCGATAAGTAGTTAACAGGGGATTTTGGTGATTTTCTGGTGTAGCTGTATATAATGAATAGGATACCCCCCTAGCCCCCTGCATACCCCCTAGTGAAACCTAGAGTTTCCCTTGTGCTACATAAAATTTTTATTATGTGTTATTAAGTTTTTTTTTAGATACATTTATTTTTACTGGGGGTTTTTTAGGTGATTATTTATTAACAAGATTTAGAGTTTAAGACATCACAAAAATTTGTAACTACAAACACCCTGAAGTTAACCAAATATAATCAAATAATATTTTTAGAGTAGGCACAAAAAAAAACCCCCCGATTATTAGTCAGGGGGTTTTAATTTCTTATTGCTTATCATTCATGGTCATGCAGATTTTTAAAAAAACTATCTCTATCTTTATGTATATCAATTAATTCTTTTAAATCATTAATATATCTATCTAAATGTTTTCTACCATCACGTATATTATAAATAATTTTATCACATGGTATTTTAATTTTAGTCCAATTTTTATCTATTAAACATGACGAGCTACTACCAATTTTTTGTAATCTATAACAACCATTTTTGTAATGTTTATCATAAACAAATGATATTTTATAACCTTTATATTCCATAATATTTACCTCACTTTCAATAATTAATTTAATTCATATTTGTATTAGTGTCAAAAAAAACCCCCCTGAAATTAATCAAGGGGGTTTAATTGTTAGCTTGATAATTAATTAATTATTTTATTTGTATCTATTTTAATCAAATTATTATTTTTAATATTATTGTTTAAAATAGCTTTAAAAAAAACATCTGTATTAAAATTAATGTTTTCAGTTTTAAAATAATCTGCTAACTTCCAAATAAAACCAATAGCAATATAATTTACATTACTATCTTTATTTGGTACTACAATATTATCGCTAATTAATTCAGCTAGTTTTTTATAGTGTTTTTTTGATAATGCCATTATTTAACCTCCCTTTCATTTTTATTTATATTTTTAATCATATTTAAAATTTACTTGATTTATTTTAAAATTGCAAATTATATCAATATTAGATGTTCTTGCTTTGTTCTTTTAGTAGATATAAAAAAACCCCCCTACAATTTGAAGTTGTAAGGGGGTTTAATTTAATTGAACTTGATATTATTTAATAGCTAATAACTTATTGTATTCACTTTCTAATTGGTCAAATGTATTAGCTTTTATTTCTCTATAATGATTATATTCACAAGCCCACGTACCCTTTAAATCATAGTTATTTGTGCCTTGCTTTCTAACATCATTTTGTAAATCAAATATTTTTTGACCATATTCTTGTAATGTATCAATATGATTTGATACTTGAATAATGCCATCAAAATATTTATTTGTATCAAGATAATCAAGCATTTTTACAATGTTACCTACCATTATGTGTGCTTTATCTTCTGAATATTCACCCTCTAACATTTCAGAAATTGCTTGTTCTGTATCTTCTTTATCTTCTGTATCTTTAATACTTCTTAAAACCTTAACATTAAACAATACATTTTTAGCAAGTTTATTTAATAAAGTAAGATTACAAGCTAGCCATAAATCACTACTTTTTACTTTATCTTTATTAAAACCAAATACAGACTTAACTACATTTTTTTCAATATTAGCAATATTTATATGAACTCTTTTTTTCTCAAATGAATATGCTTTTTTATCTTGTGTAATTAAAAACAAAATAGAATAAACAATATTATTAGCTGTATTTCTTATAGCATTATCAGAAATATTCTTATCTGATTTATTAGCTACAAAATCTTCTTCAACTATCTGTTGACTATTTTCTTTATTGTCTTTTTTTTCTTTTTTTGTTTTTGGTTTTTTATCAACTTCAACTAGATTATTAAATTTTGCTATTGGTAAAATTATACCATTAACAACTTTTTTTCTTACTTGGTTATATTCGTCTAGTTTTTGATAGCCCTTTAATCTACTTAAAATTGAACTACCATTGGTTGCACCTAACATTAAATAAATAGACTTGTTATTTACTTTTAACTTATCTGTATTATTTAACTTTATATATTCCTCTATTATTTCAATAGAAGTTTGTTCATTATTTAATGTATTTGTTCCTATACTATTAAATAATTTGTGTAGTTTATCACTCATTTTTACGCCTTTATATTATATGAATATCCAATAAAATTTATTTTTATTTTTAAAATATTCATAAGTGTTTATCGCATTTATATCTGTATATGTCAAATTAATATTGTATTTATTATTTATTTTTTTTTAGCTTGATTTTACTAGCTTTTTTAATCAATTTTATTTACTTTTTTTTTATTCAAAAATATCAATAAAATCAATGCTTATTTAAAATAAATAACAAAATCAACAATTTCTTATTTATACCATAATCTTGCCACAAACTTGACACAATCAACTAAAGGTTGTAATATGAAGAATAAACAATTTAAAAAGGAATATATTAAAATGATTAAGCAAAATAAATATATTGTTAAGTGTTGCGATATACATAGAGCAGAATATACAGAAGAAAAAATAAAAGTATATGCACACACACCCATACAAGCTGAAATAAAATTTAGAAATAGATTTAAAGATTATGATTTAATTTCTATTACACCATACAAAAACAGAAATTTATTTTTATGATTAAAACAATTAAACATATATTAAATACTTACAACCCTAGATATTACAAATATGAATGGAATTGCTATTGTAAAATATGCAAGTTTTTACGATTTATAAGAGTAAATAAAATAATAATATTCAATATATCCTTAATATTACTTGCAATCATTGTAATAGTTCTATGGTCTTTTTTATTCATAGAATACTTTAATACTATCTAGACATAATACACACTTGACACAAAAAATATAACCTGCTAGGGTTTTCATAATACATATAATACTAATAACTAAAGAAAGGAGAAAGTATTATGGAACTTAAAGAAAGGCAAATGCCTATTAAAGAAAAAACTTACTCAACTATAGTTGTAAGCATAGGTATTGGCACATTTTTAATAGTGCTACTATTGTAAATACACTAAACTATAACCCCTATCGGTAGCAATATCGGTAGGGGTTTTTTAATATCCCACCTTGACACAACCCCACAGATTTGATAGAGTATAAGAATAAATAAACAAAAGGAGAACATATGCCTGACCAACAAACAATAGAACGACTACAACAAGAAGTTGTTAGTGGTAATAAAGATAGACTATATCAAGCTACACTTAAAGAAGTTAATATGAATAACTTTAATAAAGCTAAAGCTATTTATAAATCTAGTAGTGGTCTTGATAATATATCCGAAGAACTCAAAACAAAATTTGATACTATAATGTTAAAATAAAATACTTTATCTCCCCTAGTTAAAGTTAAACCCTGTGTGTGTCCTTGACATATGCAGGGTTTTTTATTTGTATTTACTTGACACAATAATAATTACCTGATATATTAATAACATACTCAACAAATAAATATTGCAAATTTATTTGGCTTTGTGGCAGAACAACAATTAAGTGGTTGTAATGCACAGATTGAGAGGGTTAGGCACTACTGTGTTAAGACACTCAATTTGGTTGTAAGTACCGACTAATCTTAAATGGATTGGACACTTCGGGAAAGCTTGTAGGTAAATCAATAAGTTCTACCAAGCAGGGTTACTGAAAGGAAACAAGGAGAAATATGAAAACTAATCCCTAACTTTCAGGAGGATTTATGGAACCCCCATAGATACCAAATTAAAACCCCTGTGTGTGCCATTGGCATACACAGGATTTTTTGTTATTATGTACTTATGAATCAAAAACAATTAACACTAGAAGATTTACAACACCACCAATGTCGCTATCCTTTAGGTAAGGTAGAAGAACCACCTAAATATTTCTGTGGAAAAACTAGGTGGGGTGGCTATTCTTATTGCGAAGAACATACAAAGCTATGCACTAAAGATGAAAGCAAATAGACTAATACAAACCTAATGGCACACGAATTTAAACGAGAGGAAAATTCCTTAATCTATATCCTATGTGATGTAGAAGATATTAATTGTAAAAAAATCTATAAAAAAGACATTGTGTATGTTGGTGAAACCAATATAGGATTCAGTAGATTATCTCAGCATACTGCAAAAAAACATAATAAAACTATGTACATAAAAAGAAAGTCTTTTAAGAATAAATATTTTAGAAAGTATTATGAAACACGATTAATTAAAAGGTTTAATCCAAAGTATAATCAAAAAATAAACACACCACCAAGTTTAAACTTATTTCTACTTAAAGTATTTTTATGGTTTGAAAATCCCAATCCATTTTTTATTTATCTACTTTCAAGGAAAAGTCCTTTTATGGAACCAGAAAACTCTAAAGGAAACCATTGGCTTGAACACACCTATCAAGGTATGCC